GTCCCATACCGGAGTCCCACGGTCGAACGTCTGATCGACCAGTATGCCACCCGAGGCCACTGCTGCATCAACATACAACTTGTTTGTCAGGTGCCCCGATGCCGTAGGCGTAGCTGAAGCCGTTACTCGTTGAGTTACTTCCAGCGAGCCTGTAAGAAGCATGGCCGACGCGCCAGACCGCTCAATGTACAAGTCGGGCACCGCAGGCCCGCCTCCCCACGCATGCTGTCCACCCACGTTTACCTGGTAGCGATAATAGGCGTCGCTCGTTACTAGAGAAGCTAATACCTGATACGCAGAAGCAGTCTTTATTGCTTCAACCACAGCGTTGTTTCGGAGGACGATGTTGGCTGACGCCATCTCTAGCAGTCCGCTCATCGCATCGCCGGACTTCTTCACATACGAAGCGTTGGCTGACGCTGTATCAACGTAGGCTTTGTTCGTGAGTTCGTCAACATGAACAGGAGCAGCAGAAGCGTGAATCCTGCCGTCTGTTTTGAGGATTGCGGAAGAAGCACGATACAGCTTGACGTCTGTAGCTGAAGACCCTCCTGCTCCCCATTCCATCGCCCCATTCCCGGAAGCTGAAAACGCTGGTTCGCTATCCGAAAGAGTCAGATAGTTGTGGAGAAGAAGTTGCGCTGCCGCCCTGGTTGTTCTGATTATATTGCGGGCGCCGATCGTGATCGTGCCAGACCCAGATGTTTCATCTAGGCGAATATCATAGTATTGACCAATGCCAATTGTGATCGTTCCAGATGGGGGCGCATTTATCTGGGTGGCTCCCCAATCGTAGTCCTGTCTAAGCGCGAACTTGGCATCGTTGCCAAACGCAGAGGCATGTGAGAACTCAGCAGTATTCGCGTCGTACTGACCGATCTTAGCGTTCTCAATAGTGAGATCGCCAGTCATGACATCGCCAGTCACATTGACATAAACGTCATCGAGCCCGAGGTCCGCCAGCGGCGCCCAAGAATTAGTCCCACTGAGGGATCTAAGCAATGTCGTTGAGGCAGAAGCAGACCCTGTGGGTGGTTCTACCTGCGAAGGGTTGACTCGCGTGCGCGCCACTTGTACCTAACCGAACCGTTTACCAGTAAGATATGAGACAGTCTACGTCTCAAGACGGATGACTTACGTGCGGTAGTCAACCAGGAGATTCTGTCCGGTCTCAGGCGCGTAGTTCATGACGATCGCAGAAGTCGAAGCAATCTGGTAGTCGTGCGAAGCGCCATCGCGTAGTCGAAGCCCGTCAAGATAGACCTGCACGGTCCCTGTAGTCGGGACATTCGCCAGGACATACTGAAGGTTGATGGCATCGATGGCGCCCGTAGGCGTTTCCCCAACGATGAAGTCGGCATCCGTAAGACCGGCGAATGTCGCCCACGCAACAACACCGCCAACCTGCTTCAGGAACTGGCCATCAGAACCATTAGGCTCGATTTGTGATGGGTTTACGCGAGTCCGTGCCACTACGAGTCCCTAAGTAGAGTGAATACAAGACCGATGTTCGCACTTGCTGCGAATGCAACATTGGCTCGAACAAATATCGCTACACAAGTAGCGCTGGCGGAGAATGCAACATTATCAATGATGCGGGCGGTGAGATCGGCGTCGCCGGCTCCAGGCCAGGCAACCGTAGCCGACGCGAGCAACGTGCCGGGCGCGATTGGATCGCCACCTGCTAGGCTCACCGACCTGATCTCAACAATCACCGGAGTTCCAGGATCGACTCCGCCATCGTCAACAGCGATAACGTCTAGGCCCAGTGTTCCCGATGTCAAGTCTCCATTGACAAAAACAGCGTTAGCGAAGAAAGTGCCAGCATCGGCTGAAGCTGTGCCTCCGCTAAGAGCAACAATGCTGTGATCGGCTGACGCAGGCGCATAACTGCTAACGCCGGCTCGGGCAAGAACGACCGGGAGGCCTGTGATCACAATCTGGCCGGGAGCCTGTGCCAACTCGACACCGCCTCGTGCCATAAGAACGACATTGCCTGTCATCCCGCTCTCACCATCAACTGCGATCGTGGACACTTTCTCGATCGCGGAGTCGTCGGGGTCTCGCCATGCAACAGTGCCGCCCGATGCGACAGGGACCATTCCGCTTGTTACGCCCGGCCCAAGATTGAGCCTATTGATCTTCAGTCTCCGGCCCATGCCGTTCCTTTTCGGGGGTGATCAGCGGTAATGTACGATTACGCTGTCTGATAAACGATGAGAATTGCTTGACCAACTTCCAGTGGATAGCTCATCGTTAGCTCTGTGGCGCCGGTCTCAAGATAGTCGCCGCCCACCGCTCTTACCTGCAAGACACCATCAATAGCTAGAAGAGTCGTCCCCGCGATGAATGGCAAGACGGTGGGGATGACCGTTTGGTTGACGCCCGCGACGTATGACTCTTGCACGAATCGCGTCCCGTTCGTTACCAAAGCGATGTTGCCAGGCAGTATTCCTCCCGCATACCCCAGGCTGCCATTGATCAACTCGCCCTCAACGTAGAGCGTGTCGGCAACATCAGCGAAGCCGTCGTACATGAATCTTTCAAGCCTGTAGAACTCGCCGAAGATCTCCATTCGAGACGCGAACAGAACAGATGGGTCATAGCCAGGGCTGCCAAGAGGAAGCCTGACCCACACCTTCCCAGCAGCAGCAACCCCATGAGTGCGATCATTGCCCTCCTGTGCTCCGGCAGGGTTCTTTCTGATTACCGTTCCACGGATGTCTATAGGAGCAGGAATTGATTCAGTGAGAGGGAGGATGAAGGGGTCGAGCGCCGTCCCCGTTTCAGGATCGATTGCTGTTGATGCGGGGTAGGTCACTGCGCTGGCAGGAAAGTGGAACGTGACGTCATTCCCCATTGCCGCAACTAGGCGTACTTGCGCTTCCTGAAACCCTGGTATGCCCGTGGCTACACTAGATCCAGACGTGAATATGGGCGAGTAGTTACCAGTTACGGACCCCGCAACGTGCGCTTCGATGGGGACATCTTGAACATTGACTGTTAGATCATCGGTGTGGAAGACAGCAAGGTAGACGCCGGCAATGCTCACTAGGGATGCTGGCAATGTGTATGAGTAGAGCCCCATCCCTACGGGGTTTGCCGCTACTGCTGATGCAACAACGGTCCCAACAGGGTTGTAGATCGTAGCTTTGACGTCGGTCAACCCAGACGCACCGACAGCTCCCACATAGTAGAAAGCTGTGAAAGTGATCTCTTCGTTGAGGGCGCTTGACATTTAGTAGGCCGCGACGTCTGCCCAGAGGCATCGTGCCCTCTTCACGATCTCTTTCCCTGTTTCACAAAGATCATCGACGTTCACAGCAACCAAACAAGCTCTACATTGCGTGGGGTATGTCTGATGATCCAGCAATTCCCCGTTGTTTGCGAACGAGTCCATGACGGTGATCTCGTCCGGTGTGAACTTGTAGCTGCCAACAGCCAATGGTTCGTTCATGACTGCAATCCTGCCGCGTTGTAGAAGCCTTCAACGTCAGCCTGTGTTTGAGGAGCCCTGGCTTTGACCAGGTTGACGAACTGATCAAGGGTTGGGTTCAGCCGTTCGATCTTGGCAAGGATCAAATCTCTATCCCTCATGAGAGTCGCCAATCTGTCTTTCAACAGTGTCACCGACCTAGTGTACTCCCACCGCGACCCCTCATTGGCGATCGTCTCACTCGTTTTCAGATCTCTAATCTCACCGTAGAGCTGGCCGACTACGGCCTGGATGGCAACGAGAGACATGATCTCTTCCGGCAACGCAGGACTGGTTGTCCATGCAGACGGATAGTTATTCACGTCTCTCCCTGCAACATTCAAAGTGAACGGGAAGGCGTCGCCGCCAATCAGCATCAACTCGCCAATTGCATCAGCGGCGATCTCGGTGATCATGCGGTCTGTATAGGTTACTGCGGCGCTTGCCGACGCGACGCCAGGTTCCAGCGCACGGCGAATGCGAGGGATGAGGATCTGTACGTCGTCAAGATTTGGCACGTTACACCTTCGCCTTGAAGCGTTCGATTCGTGCGGTGACGATGCGGTCTACTTCAGTTTCCTGACTGTCTATGATCTTCGTGAGTTCGCGGTGGCGCTCTGTGCGAATGCGCCTTCCTTCCAACGAGGCGTCAAGAGCGCGGCGTAGCGTAAGAATGCCGTTCTTGTCTCGAATCCTCGACGCTGTCTTGGTGTAGTCGAGAGGATCAGCCTCTTCGGACATCAACTCGGCGTCTGCCTTTGAAGGATTCTTGCCCAGGTCTGGAGCGTCAGGGTGCGAAGTCTTTCCCTCGGGGACTAGGACAACCCAGCCCATGTCAAACGGATTGTTCTCCCGAATACGATGAGTGTCCTTTGACTCTTCGATTTCAGCCTCGGACAGCATGACTACTTGTCCTGGCCGAAGAGCGTAAGGGCGTGGCCCCCCCTGCGTGTGCCGGATCACCGAAGTCATCAGTGTGGCAATGTTCTGGTAGCGCTTTGATTTCTTTGGCGGTGCCATTGTCGTTCCTCTCCCTGGTTTATTGCGAGTCTACTGGTCGCGGCGGATTGTCATCATCCCCCGTAGCTCCCCCATCTGCCGTTCGAGGCCTGCCCGCACCATTGTTATCCGATGCGTTCGGAACATTGACAGCAGTCATTACGTCATCAAACCCATTGCTTATCTCACGCTGGCGATCTGCCATTGCCGCTTCGCTGTCGTAGCCCGCTGCTTCGATTGCCCAACTCCGGGGAATGTCACCACGATCGCGCAGCTTGAGAACGAAGTCCGTGAAGAACTTGTTGCCAGACAGCATGATTGGCGGAAACCACATCTTGGGAGTGCCCTTGCTGAACCAACCAGCATTGCGCGCTTCGACATCTGCGTAAAGATCAGCTTCTATCATGCGCCGAATCAAGAGTCGATCGCTCATCAATACCCTGGAAGCAATCTCAGACTCAGGCGTTCCGCCTCCATCCACTCGGCCAAACGGAACGTCTGGAAGGCGAAGAAGCGCTTTGGAGATTTTCCTGCCCAGGAGACTGCGCTTGCTGTCGTCCAGCATCGCGTCCATCTTGGGCATGATGACTTCAACCTCAAGGCGGTGATCGCCAACCATGACGCCCGACCTGGCTGCCGCTCTAACCATCGACTGAAGATTCGTGATCTCAGAAGGATGGGCCGGGTGTGCGTCGTTGCCCTTCCTCACAATCACGAGAAAGTTGATTGCCCCGTTGAGCAAGGCGTAGTCGGCTAGGTTCAACAGCCTCTTGGCTTCGCATAGACCAAAGATGCGCTTCATCAAAAGAGGAGCGTAGTTGCTTTGAGAGCGACGAGAAGTCAGTGCGTAACGCGACACCATCGTCGGGTTCAGAATCCAGGCTTGTTGAATGCCAGCCAAAGTCTCATCAGTCGTTGAGAGCGGTGGCTCGTAGGGTTCTGTGTAGAGAACTGCTGCCAGCGGGTTGTTTTTCTTGATCTCGTTCTTCTCAGCCGGCGACGTGGTCTCGCTGAACAGTTTCGTCAAGAGAACGTGTGTCTGGGCGTCAACGATCTGTGCGAGCTGCGGCGTGCCGAAAGCATTCATCCCTATCACACGAACAGACAGCGGATTGAGGAACACCATGTTAGGCAATACTAACGTAGGACTCTGGCCGGGCTGGAAGTTGTTGACCTTCTGTCTAACGTAGACCTTGACCGGGTACACCTGGCCATACGTCAACAATCCCTCGTAGATGTCACGCAACATCAAGTCCAGATTCATTGTCCTGGCAACAGCATTGAAGCCAAACAATGTCTTCTCGTCAGCATGTTGGTTCTTCATGCCAGCGAACGCAACAGCGCTCATCATCCCAATCGTGTTGCCAACGTCATCGTCTTCCTCTGCCAGGCGGATCGCCAGATCCATCTCTTCGATGGGATTCGTAGGGCGGGCGTAGTCAGGACGAACGAAAAGAGAACGCGGAGTTGACTGGGGAGACTGAAAATTGCCCATCGTTGGATCAAACGCAGCCAGCTCTACCCACCTTTCGGCGATGACATTCCTGATTTGGTCATCTGGCAGACCAGATTGGTTGGAAATGACGACCTGAGTCAACGGTGATCCCTCGTAAAAACGACTTTTGTAATGTACTGAGTGGGCTTCAACGGTCTTTGATACCTATTCAGGAACCTTTACCAAGGAACTTCCTTAGTAAAGGATCACTGTGGACCCATCGCTATGCCCGCAGCCCTAGAAGCAACAGCATGAAGAGCTTGCATCCTGTCATTCGCCCGAATACCCAGTTGAACAGCGGCATCGCAAGCCGTTTTGGCTTCCCATAGAGCTTCATGCTCTCGAATCGCGTCGTTCAACCGCCCCAACTTGTCCATATACCGATCCATACGGGGCTTCGCCAGCTCCCTAGCGGCGATCTTGTCCCACATTGAATCCAAATGATTCTTCAAGAGGAGCATTTGCATCAACCCCTCCTCAACTTCGAGGCTCAAGTTGGCGAACATCACCATTGACTCAGCCATAGCCTCTGCTCTGGCCCGTGAAGTCACGAACTCTCCCCACCTGGGCAAGCGCTCAGACAAGATCGGCTTCAACCTGTCCTGAAAGCCTTCGATGATTGCGTGAACACGCTCGGCGTTCTCGTCATCAAGAGACTCAAGGTCAGGAACTTCAAGTGTATTCATGCCCACTGATCCAAGATTGGGACTGACGTTCTGTCTTGAACGACTTCCTCGTTGAGTTTTGCAGCCAGTGCAGCCATACGGAAGGAGTCGAGAATGTGAAAGGCGTTGGGCTTGCGAGAGCCAGATACCTGGGAAGCTGCTCGAATACGCTGCACGTTCTCGGCGAGAAGATCGTTGACTATTTCGCGGTCAAAGGGGAGGAGGAGGTAGCCGGTATCGACCCACTCGCGCAGATACCTCGTAGTAGCCTCGATCACTGTCATCATGACCTGATTATCCTCGCCGACGCGATTGCCGAACGGGTCTTTCCCATCTGTAATTTTGCTTGGGTCGATGCCTACGGGGATCTTCTCGTTGAACTTCCAGCCTCTAACAGCCTGAACCATGTCTTGATCAGGGGCTTTCTCGTCTTCCTGCAATTCCTGGAAGATAGGGAATCCAAGGCCGGTGATGTCCAGGCCAATTCCCTGGGTTTTGCGATTCCAATTATAAAGATGTCTAATAGCCGCCCTGATCTGTGGAGTCGTGAATCTTTCCAGGGTGAACATGCGAATCAACGCTAGGCGATCGCGCGAAGCCTTCTCTCCATGAGCCTTGTACTTCATCTCAGCGAAGACACTGATCACAGTGGGAGAATTGGTCAAGCCAAGGTCCGCGCCCGAGACGGTGTATTGGTATTTGACGCCGGGGAGATCAAGAAGGTCTTCAATTGGCAGCCCATCCCTCGCTACATCCTCCCATCGCAGCCTTATTGAACGAAAGACAGAAGTGTTGTAGTCGCTATCCCTGTTCTGATCGATGCAAGCCATCAACCGTGCAGTTACGAAGATCGGAGACGAAGCGGCGCCAGGCTCACCCAGGATGTTACGGCGAAAGTCAGGCGATGACTCTCCCCCGTAGGTCTCTATCGCTGACTGCTTCTCATCCATCCCCCAACCCTGCCGCTGGATGGCTGTGAGGGTGTGAACCTTGAACTGACCACCCTGCGTCCGCTGCGAGAACCCGCCCCCTCTTGCGCCACGATGCACACCGTAAAAGTGATAGGTAAAGTCCGGCCGATCCTTCATCACAGTTTCATGAATCTCTACCCAGCCCGCGTCGGGATAGTCCTGCGCTTCTTCGATCATGAGGTCTGGCTGATGCTGACCCTTGACGCCTCGACCGTCTCTTTGCGGGATGCGGGCGATGATCTTTGTCCCATCCCAGAACTCGGCGCCGAACGGCATGTGAGTGAAACCCGTGGCTCCCGACTTGTCTTTTTTCAGACACTCGCGCAGAAGCCTGCAAGCCTCAATGCGATCCTCTATGGCGTCAACGAGAGGCATGAGGTGAAGCAACTCAGGAGCGGTGATCAGCAGGTTCTCGCTAATCCTGCGGAAGAAGTGACTGAAGCCCCGACCCTTCTGGCGTTCAGTCTTGCCGACAGATCGAGCACAGGCATAGCCCGCATACTGGTCGTCGTTGCGGTTGAACTTCACCTGGTAGTCACGTACTCGATAGCAGCCGCTGTACTCCCGGTTGTTCGGGTCGGACCAGCATAGCTCTACCGACAACACGTGATCGCGCAGCATTGCAATGAGCAGGAGATCGACGTCATCGAACTCATACCCTTTGTGCTTGAGCTTCTTGAATCCTTTGGGGCCGCAGTTGCTCACCCGCGAACACGGCCCTGGCGCGCATAGAGCTGGCGCATTCCTTCTTCGCAGTTGCGACACTCACAAAGATCGGAGAGGATGCGCTCTGGGGGGCAGACGAAACCGACAGCGCCAGAAACGAGTTTCATGCCGACTTTCATGATGCTCTTCATGAATTTACAAACGGGTTTGGGATCAGGCCGCGTTGAATCTGCTTGGCCGAGTTGAGTCCAGTGTTTTCGGAGATTGTCGGCTCGAACAACACCGCTGGATGAACGCAGTGACGGGAGCAGTAGTGATTGCGCTTGTCGATGCGCCGCCCTTCGACGTAGTGGGATGTAGTTTCAATGTCGATCTCTTTTGCACAGCGATCGCACTTGATCTTGTTCATTTGCACCCCTTCAGATTTGGCCAACCCATAGCGATTGCTTGTTTTTGGCGAACTCTTTGTCAAGTTCTTCAAGCTCTCTGAGCTGTTGTTCGCAGAATTCTATAACAGTCTCCTGGCTGATGTTGTGGTACTTCTTGTCGTCTTCCATTTCCTCGGGAAGGCGAAGCACACGGAGTCTCCAACGCAGCTCGCTGACGAACTCGTCGAACTTCGTGTACCGCTCGCTCAGGTGAATCTTGTAGTCGTTGGCAGCGCCCTTGAGCGTCTCCATGTAGCGCCGAATTTCTCCTTCGCCCGTGCCTTCACGAGTGGACCTGTCTAGCTTTAGGGCCTTCTCAAGGTTGCGTACCTCGGCCTGTAGCTTGGGCAGAGAGTCAGCGATCTGAGCCTGTTCGGCGGAAGACACTTCCTCCCAGCCGGCCATATTACCCTGGTCGTCGTAGTAGACAACCGCGCCGAGCATGCGCTGCTGCTTGCGATAGATCGTCAGCTCAAGAGTCAATAGCTGAGACAGCCTGGCCAGGTCGTTGGGTGCTTCTACCTCGTATTCTCCTTGATACTGGTCACGCAGCTTCTCGTAGTACGACACTTCAGATGGAGTTTGGAGGTGAACCTGCCCGCCGTCAGGCTGATCAACGGTGTAGATCTTCCTCGTTCTCGACCCAGCATTAGGGTCTTCATGGAACGTCGAGCCCTCGCTGTCGCTCGATTGCCGCTGCCTTACCCGCTTCTTCCGCTTGGGAAGTCCATCCTCGCCGTACTCGTAGTCGGGCATTTGCCACCTTCTCTGGATAGTGCCGCGATACCCAATCTTCGCCCATGTGTCGGACAGCAAACGCGACTTCCGCTTCGGACAGGGCCGTGCGAGGAATCCTGATCTTCCCGCTGTGATGACCTATATGACACTCGTTGCACAACGCCATGCCATTGTCGGGATGATCGCGTTCAGGGTGATTTTTGCCAAGCAGTGAGCGATGGACGATGTGATGCCGATGAAGATAGTGATACGCCCTGGTGCGTATACAGTCTGGGTTGCGACAATCGTGTTCGGCGGCAACCTTCTCTTTGAACGGGTTGCTCAATCCCCTGCGAGCCTTCTTTCGCGCCTTCTGTCTTTCGGCGTCAAGATGGCGGCGATCGTTGTAGGCTTGAACTCGATCTATGCTCAACACAGATCTCGCGGATACATCTTATCGATGACACGCATCATTGCCACATCCTCTTTGGCTTCTGACTCCCGAGGCTCGAACGGCTCCAGGTCGTACACCCACACTCGCTGCATGGGCGAATAGTAGACTTCCCCAATTTTGTGCATCCAGAAGTCCTTGAAGGCGTCCACTGAAGCGTAGCCCTCGGCCCGAGCGTCTACTTCATCCATGTCGATCAACGTCTGCTGACGGATACCAGTCAGGATGTGAGGCTTGAACTCGGTTCTGTAAAAGCACATGACCAGAGAGGGGGCCTTCTGCCGAAACGGAAGGATGCGGTCAATGCTGCGGAGTTGACGCTTGTTTCCTTTGATGAGCGCAGACCAATCAGGCCCGTAATCGATCTCCATCATTGTGGTGACAAGTTGTTCGCCATTCCAGATCTTCAACATTAGCTAAAGCCTCACGGGGAGACCAGGAGGTCCTTTGTCCTTGTCCTTGTCCATTCCAGGCATGCCAGGAGGTCCCTGTATGCCAGGAGGTCCAGTTATGCCCGGCAAACCAGCCGGACCAGGAGGTCCAATTGGCCCCGCAGGACCAGTTATCGCTATTGACTCTCCGCGTGGTCCTTGTTCGCCAATCGCCCCTTGAACGCCCTGAGCACCGCGCTCGCCCCGAAGTTGATTTAGCTGGTCATCGGTGGCGTACTTGAGAAGACGACCCATTAGTTGTTTGCAACCATAGCTATCGCTTTTATGATCGGAGCACTGGTGGCGCACGACTCGCTCAACGACTTCAACCCGCTGGGCGGTCTGGTTTTGAGAAATAATTAGGTAGACAACTGTCAGGACTGTCAAGACAGCAACGATTGAAAGAATTGCAGTGATTGTGCTAGGCGTAATTCTGGGCCGTAACATTATGACGGTCCCCCTTCGGCGGCCACTAGATTGAGCGCCAACAGAAGAGCGGCGGTTGTTACTGAGATCAGTATTCCCCAGAGCATGGCGGTCAGACGCGACACATCTTTCTTGCTTGCCTTTTTGGGGATGATTCCGTCTTCGCCATCCAGCAGACGATGACTGAGCGACTTGTGTTCGTCAGTACGTTTATCGATGCGTGAGTCTAGGCGGGTATGCTCAGACGTTGACTGAATCAATGCCACCTTCACCGCTTCTTTGGCAAGGTCCTGGGCGTTTTCTATGTTGGCGTATGCTTCATCCAGCGAGTCGTATAGCTCGTTGAGGTCGTTGACCATCACCGTGATGACATTCGCGTAGTCGTGGAGCAGTCGCCGAAGAGAAGGGGGAGTGGAAATATCTGCGGGTACACCGTCCCGCAAGCGATCCCACGCGGCAGAGCCCTTCAATATATCGTGTTTTGCCAAGGGATTACTGACCTAGATGGGGGGCACGCCTACGTCATAAGGTACGCGGACATGCCCCCCCATCCCTCTTACCCAAGCAACTTTGAGGTACACCCCGGCCAAGAGCCCCTGATGTTACCCTTGTTGAACAGAATGAGAGCACGCTTATCCTGTTCGGCTGGGGTTGCAAGGTGTGGATAGCCAGCCCCACCCACGCTCTTCCATGTTCCCAGGGTGAACTGATACGCACCATAGAACCCATTGCCGGTATTGGCGCGATATAGGCCTGATGTCAGCGATTCGCAATTGCGAATAGCGATCAACAGCGATGGCATCTTAGGGAGATGCTGCTTTGCGTGATCCACTGCCAAGGTCAGGCACTTGCGATAGTAGCGGTACTGCCTGTCTCGTGTTTGGGCTGAACTCAGACACTGTTTCTTGGTTACTGTGTGTGCCTGTGCGTTAGGTAGAATCGCAACTGCCATAACCCCCAAGAGGATTCCTGCAATTACGAAGATCGTCGTCAAACGACGCATACTCGCTCCTTGTCGAACATTACGAACAAGGTTGCGACACTACACAATGTCCATGTCGCACACTACAAGGGGGACGATTTGCCCAAGTGGTACGACGACCCAGTAGAGTTCACTGCACGACTCCAAAACGCAGGTGGTTTCAGGGCTTTAGCCCGACAAACCGGAGTTGGACGCAAGCTATTACGGAGCAGGGCCACTAAATTTGATGCTGCCCCCCCAGATGGGAAAGCAAGGCCAGAACTGCCAGGCGCACGGATCGGCGATGTGGATGCCGAGATCACCGGGGAACAATCCCTGGCAAGCATAACCCCAGACGACCTGATCAGGCGACACGGAATCGATCCAAACGACTGGATCATCGCCAAGACCGTCGTCAACGCCTACGGGTCTGGCGACAACATCAGTCACCAGCTCAAGATCTGGCTAATCCGACGAAACGCAATCTCGTCCATCGTCCCAGCGCGTATCCCAGGGCCGACCTTTCGTCGCAAACCTGTAATCAAGAAGATCAGAGAGGGTTCGACGTTATGGGTGTTCCCTGGAGATCAGCAAGCGCCACACCAACACCCCGTCATGGAGGAACTGTTCGTCCAGTTCCTAAAGGAGACCAACCCCGAGAACGGCGTCCTGATGGGAGACACGCTCAACTTCTCTGACATCTCCCGGCACAAAGACGACCCCGAATGGGACGATCGCGTCCAAGAATGCGTCGATACAGGCTACCGAATGCTGCTTCGGTATGTCCAGGCGAGCCCCAACACTAAGTGGCAGAAGCTGCCAGGCAACCACGATACTCGCATATACGATCACATGCTTGAACGAACACCCAAACTGATCGGACTAAGACAGGCGATTGAGGAAGGAGAGGATGAGGGGGCGATCGTCTACTCCCTTACCCACCTCCTCCGCTTAGACGAACTGGGCATTGAGTACGCTGAACACAAAGGCTCGTACAAGTACGCCAAGGTCCACGTCGCTCCTGGCTTGATGGCTCAACATGGTTGGTTGACTGGTAAAGATGCGGGGTTGAACAGCATCAAGAACCTTGATTGCTCGCTGATCGTTGGGCACACGCACGCTAAGAAGATGGAAACCAAGATGATGTACGACTCGCGGGGAATGTCACACGAGTTGACGGTGGCTCAGGGTGGGTGCATGTGCCTCATCGAAGAAGGCTTGGGTTACGCCGTGCGCCCCGATTGGGCCAATGCCTTCGTCACCGCTCAAGTTTGGGACGATGGAAGGTTCAGCATTGACTTTGCCAAGTACGAGGATGGGGTTCTCACGTGGAGGGACAAGAGATGGGCCGCGTGAGGGGTCGCTACAGTCGGCACGGGTGAGTTCTTAGCTCTAGCCCTGCTTCAATAGACAGTCTTGAGAACTTGACAAAAGCAGCAGTAAACATATCGGCGGCAATGACCCGATCAATGCAGTCAACGGCCATAGCTGATCGAGCTTTTGTTGCCATAGTGATTTCCCTATCGATCTCCAACGGGTGGTGATCTTCTCTGAGGCAGGCCCAGGGATTCCTGTGTCCTAAGACGTGAGCTTCAATTGCCAGGCAGCGATAGTCAGCTTCCGCAACAGCAGCCTGTCCCTCTGGCGGGATCGGCCAGGGCAATCCATAGGCTCGGCAGATGCGCTCATACAGAATGTGCTCGACTGCTGACTGCTCTTTTGTTTTCCACGGAGTTGGGGTGTCCGATGTTACTGCTTCAGGGGCGTCGTGCATCAATCCGTATATCGACCACTTCGGATGAACGCTCTCGGCAACCGTCAAGACATGACATAGGACTGGATACCACGTGTCTGTGTGTCCAGCGAAGCGAGGAATGCGCCCAAGGCCCTGGCCAATGTCCCTTAGCGTGGGGACTTCACCGTTGTTGATCTCGCAGTTAGTTCCGCTCGAAAGAATCACTGACAAACCTCATAGCTTCGTTGTCGCCACGCAACAGCAGTCTCGCGTTGTCGTAACAGCAGAAGTTGCAATTGACGCCCTTGATCGCTATTTCACCATCGGCAATCTCTTCCAGTTGAACCAATTGAACCGATGGCGAGACGATTGTCACGGCGCAATTAGAACACTTGAATCTCATCACAGTACCGAGAGTCGATTATTTGTCCCGACTATTGGCGCGATTGACCTGACGAAATTCGACAGCTCGCGCACCTGGCGGTCAAGAGACTCATAGCCATCGTCACGGACTTCGTTGTCGATCTCAAAGTCGATGAACTCGTATGGCAAACGCTTCTCCGAAGAGTGATCGTCGCCTTCTTTGAAAGGGCCAATCGCAACTACGATACCTCCGAGTTGACGAACACGAGAGGCTTCGCTGGGGAAGCGAACGTCAGTTACGAAGACAATCCGATTGCCGTGGTCATATCCCCGAGGCAGGGCGGGATCTATCCAAATGTCTTCCCCAAGCAGATCCCTGCCCGCCTCTGTCCCCTTGAGCTGAATCGCCTTACGAAGCGGCACTGGCTCGCTCGCCAACTCGAACTGTGACGCCCCAAACTTTCGGATCACTGCGATGCACATATTGGGATCATTCTTGTAGTCGTCCAACAGCGTTGGTGAAACCTGCAATGGAATGGCGAGCGAGGCCTTCACCCAGTCTCCGAATGCGATTCGATCAATCGGCTGGGTTTGGTCAGGCGAGAAAGCCTCCCACATATTGCGAGCGCGATCGCACACCGTATCCTTGCCGCTGCTCTTCTGCCCGTGGAGTCCGATGATCATTTCGCTACTCTTTCCTTGAGGATCTTGTCTGAATGGTTGTCGCCATGAAAGCGGTATTTCCAGGTTGATACGGGAACGCAATGAAACCTAGCGCCCTCGTCGAGCGCTCTGATCCAGAAGTCCCAATCTTCTGCTTCCAGATGACTGTCGTCTCGCCAGTAGCCGATCTTCATGGCTAGGCCGGTGCGAATCAGAGTGGTTGCAGGAATGTAATTCCCCTGGCGAAGAGCGTCTGCGTCAAACGTCCTATTGGGATTCCACCCGCCCCTTCCCTCAACATCGCAGAAGGAGTAGACAATGTCCGCATCTTTCTTCGCAGCGAAGCGATGCAGCAGCTCTAAATGGTGGGGGTAGAACAAGTCGTCGTCAGCAAGGAGCGCCAGGTAATCGCCCTCTGCCATGAGCGCGGCCTTGTTCAGCGTGGGCACACATCCCTGATGAGCGTAATCCATCACGACAATGTGTTCCAAAGGCTGTAACGTCTGCCATCTTACTGAATCCATACACTCGCGCAGCATGTCCAAGCGTTCGGGGATCGCGGGAGTGATGACGGAAATGCTCATCCTTCCTCCCTTTGCCGCACCACTTTGGCTGGGTTCCCCCAGGCAACACTGTTATCCGGAATGTCCTTGTTGACGAACGACCCAGCTCCGATCAAGCAGTTCTTGCCGATCTTCACTCGGGGAGCCACGATCACGCCCATCTTGAGCTGCGTTCCGTCGCCGATCTCAACTAGGCCGCCAATGGAACAGTGTGGTGCGATCTCACAGTCATGCCCGATTATTGCGTCGTGCCCAACATGCGTATGCACCATCAGGATCGTGCGATCGCCAATCTCTGTGCATCGTTCAACCCCGGCGTGTACTGTCACAAACTCACGAATAACAGCACCTGGGCCAACCAAAACTGGGCAACGCGATTCCTTATCCCGCCACTCGGCCGGACTGCCGACGACTGACATCGGATGGATGTGGGCAAGGTGATGCGCGCTGAGTTGAGTTCTCATGCCGACGTCCTGCATTCTGGGATGTCGGTTCAGGGACATACTCGACCCCCTTCCTCGAACGATTCCATTGTCGAGGGCACTACCATCTCGGCGAATTCGGCGATCGCGTTGGCATACTGGCGGATCTCCCACAGCGCTGTCTCGTGTTGACGAAGAGAGAGAAAGTTGAGCAACGCGCGAAGGTTCACTGTCCAGATGAACGTGGAGTACAGGTTCAGCGGAAGTATGTTCCTCGCCTGTTCCTTCGCAACGCCCATTTCCATCATGTCTTTGTAGGCCTGCCAGGCACGCCTAGACGTGGACTCCATGATGTGGTGAACGTACTGACGCTTCTCAGGATCTTCGATGCGGGCGAACGTGTACCGACCAGGCTTGCCCTCCTGCGATCTGATGTTGTCTCCCTCTGGAAGGTAGAAGACAGGAGACATTTCCTTGTAGCGAGAGGACTGCTCATTGAACGATCCAATGCGATGCCTGAACCACTCACGGTTCACGAAGATTGGCGCGCACACCTCAAAGCGAAAGACAACCGACTCGAAAGGGCTGCCGTGCTTCTCGCGCATCATGTATCGAAGAACGCCCTGTTCATGATTGCCAAAGTCGTCTGATCGTGCATCGAAGCTGACCTTTGCGTTGTTGACGATTGCCAGGTCATCACCCATGCTGTCTAACATGCTGACGTAGCCGTAATCTAAAACGCTGACTCTGGGCGCGATGACTAGCTCCGCAGTGCTCATTTTCCCTCCCAGGAAGTTGATGTGGGAATTTTAGTGAGGAGGTCGGACACACCCGACTTAGGACCCCCCCAGGGGGGGAGTCAACTTACACGTATATGGTGATCTTCGCCGGCAGCGTATCCTCGGCGAATTCCCTAATCTCATCCCAATCCTCGCCCCAGCCCCAGGCAGGAATGGCAACCGTGCGAATAGGGCTTGAGTACCCTGCGTTGATCAAGTCAGCGATCAAGACCAAGGCCTTCTTGGCGTAGATCAAGTGGGCCTGATCCCTGTGTCCGCGCTTGACTACAGCGTTGAAGATGATGTAGCGGTCCTCTTCGGTTGTCAGAACATCGCCTAAGTGAATGATCTTGCGAACCAATCGCTCCTTGACGCTCTTGTGGTTGATCGGAAGATTAGCCCTACACCCCATGAGCGGTCCTGTGAACACACCGTCTTTGCTGACGGGAAGGATGAGCGCCTTGCCTCGAAACTTTGAGATCTCACCGTTGAGAACCCTAACCACAACGCAACGCCTTGATCTCGTTGCCGCATCGAATAGACTTGCCAATCTCCTGATCAACACGTTCGGCGAGGCCAATGAAGATCTTGCGGGAATGCTTCAGCTCTATCTCTTCAGCATCAGTAAGATCGAACTGATTGACGACCTTTTCCATACTCGTGGCCAACGCCCACAGCACGTTCGCCTTCCGAATCTTGTTGTCTAACCCATCCGGGTTGTCCATTGATCCCTCTTTCTCTCACCGAGAGGATAGCTCCATCGTCGGATGTGTCAGTGCTCACCCCAGAAGCATTTACAACGCTACGGAAAATTCGAGCCGCCAGAACCAGTTGGGTGTAAATCCTTGAAGACAGCTCGTAGCTGCACTTGCCAGAGGGATTTGTGCAATGCACTATGACCGCGCCGCCGTTCCCCGTAGTATCTGTGGTGTGAACTGTGCGATGGTGGCAGCGGGGACACCACAGGTGGTGGTACTCATAGCCATCGGCCGAGTACATCTCAAGGTTCGACTCGAAGATTGTTGGCGGCAACCAGGCATCATCAGGCCATTTGATCTGCTCGTTGACGAATCCGTAAAGATCTTCAGTCTGTAAGTCGTTGGGAGTGGCCATGCAGCATGTTACACGGCAAGGTCAGCAGCAGGCAAGGCCATCGGGAGCGGCAGTTGCGGCCTGATGGGCAGAGCGAATCTGAACGTGCCAGTCTTCCCACGACATCGGCAGGTAAAGCCCAGCCCCAGAGTTGACTGCCTGGTAAGCGAGAGTGATGTCTGCCGCCGCACGCTCATCCTTATGGCGATGATTCGACCTGCCAGGGGGAGCGACCCACTTGCGAGCCGCCGCTTCAGACCCGTACTTCTTGACAGCCGCTTCAAAGAGCATTGCCTGGTAGCTGTCAGGGCGCCACCCAGACGTCACTACCCCGTCCCAATCGCCTTTGCGACGAGCGTTGAGGAGTATTTTGGCGAGAGGCGCGGCGACCCAATTTCCGTCTACCTCGACAACGCCGCGTTCGTACTTGATTCCCCTGAGAACACGACCTTCGTTCGCATCTTCGTCGTGAACGTGAAAGCCCAGCCTCTTCCAGACTTCTTTTGTCACTGTTCCGTTGGGGCGAGAACCCAATCCCCACTTCTTCTTGAGAACTGCGACACCCTCGGCGGAGGATTTGCCGTGGCGATCGCTATCGACGTCAATGCGAGCGGCCAACCCAGGCTTCCCCGCTTTGCTGAGCGCAGGGATGAGGCGCTTCTTCATGCGCTTGACCATTGGGTGTCGTTGTCCACGCTTCAAAACCGGGAAATGAGCCATAGAGGTAATCTACGCAGAAGGGGCGGCCCGAAGACCGCCCCTCTGAGTCAAGCGCTTTGATCTGGGGTCAAAACGGAAAGGATGCTTCCTTCTCAACGGACTCAGCTTCGGGGTCTTCAACAAAATCTGACAGTGGAGGGTCCGTCTGATCGTGCATCGGAGTCTGTAGGCCAGTGGGAGTTGAGTGGATCGACGCGGGTACGTCATCCTGCTTGACTGTTCGCTTGCGGCGCTGCACCTTGCCTGCGCTACGAACCTCTCGGACAAGTCTCGTTACGAGAGCAAGTTCGGTTGAACCGCCCTGCTCTTCGGTCGCTAGTCGAACGTAGTTGTCAACACTGTCCAGGTGGACGTTGCTGAGTTCAGCGTCGGTTGCGATCAGCTCGTTGACGTGCTTGACCATCTTGATTACATCTGAGTTCTTCATCGGCGGCATTTCTTCCTTTCGTCAGGCTGCTTGGCGTGGAAAGTATCGCACACGGTGATGACACCTGCTGCACTTCTTTCGGATGACGATATTGATCACGCTATTGTCCGTAACCAGGGTGGTTGTTTTTGAATTCCAGTTATGCCTGCGCGTCAGCAGACAAAGCATTCCCCTCATTCCCCCTCATTTCTTGTTCGTAGAGCATGTCAGCTCTTGTTGGTTTTTTCGATCGAACCATGCGACTTTTCGGCGATCTGCGTGTTTCTTGTGTCAGTTCGTCGAAGATCTTCGTGAGTCTGCTTTCAACTAGAGGACGAGTGCCAGGATCACCGTGCCACCCGCTAGATCGCGTCCAAGATAGTGTCGAACTGCCCCCCAAGATGTCTGGGAAGGTGCGGTCGTAACCCATGCTGTCGGGGAAGACCGGACGAACCTGCATCATTTCGCCAGGGTTCTCGTGAAGCTGCCACACAGAGTCAAGACGAAGCTGCCCCACCAAGAGCAGTCCGTGTCGATGAACGTAGGTGACAATCCTGTCCAACATGCTTGATGCACGCCAGGAACACTTCAGCTCATTAGGGTTATCCCACATCCACCCAAAAGGAGCGTCGAAGCTATTGATCAACGCTGACGGCACTGCCATCTTCCACCCAGATTCCTTTGTGCTGGAACATCGGATGACCGAACCCCAGCGTTATCTTTGTCCAGCCATCATCGTTTTCGTTGTCGATGAAGAACATCTTCGATTGGTAAATGATGGCAACTGCTGGCCACCTCTTACCAACGAGATCGCGTGCCCAATACTTCGCTAGATCATGGGGGTTAGCCACCGTGACTTCGACCCTCTTGGCCTTACACGGCTCCCCATTCCAGTAGGTTACAACCCCCACGGGACGCTACCGAACGAATCTTCCGGCGTTACCGCCAACTCCTCAAACCCCTTCTCGGCAAGAGCCCTGTGTTCATCCATTCGATCCCAGATCACTTCGGTTGCAATCGACCTCGGCGCCAGGAACACGCCGCACTCACAGACGTACTTACCAGACACTGAGTGTAGCGTGAAGAAGCGATGCTTCATGCCGATCCTTTTCGCTTTTCCAACCCTTGACCCAAGCGCGGCGAAGATGCTTCTCTTCATACGAGTAAGGATTCCTCTCGCCCTGTCTGTAGCACCACGCGCCATTTTTGTAGGCGTCGCGAAGTTCGCTCTCAAAATGGGATTTCAACATCATCTACCTCCGAAGAGACGAGTCCGGCGCATTTTAGAAGATGAGTATCAGCCCACTCCCAGTTACCTGACACCCCACAGTGCGTGCAGACGAGATGAAAGTTTGATCGCACTTGTATGCAAGACAAACAGATGTCCTCTTGTAGGTGTACACCGTGAGGGCAGTGCGATCTCATTGGCAGTTGACGCCGCAGGTGTCGCAGTGGCCGTCAGCCATTCTCAAGGTGTGCTCCATTCTCAATCCCTTCCGCTACACCCCGCAGCGCCATAAAACCGCCTGCGGCTGGCGAGTCGAACGGTGCGTCACTGCCGAAATCATCATCGCGCAGGTACTCAACGATTGCAGCTCGCTCCATCTTGGCGTATTCCTCGCCCCAGGAACGAAGCAGATCGTCTCGCTCCTTTTCTGTCTTGCCTGAAAAAGGGCAGGGCTCGGGACAGAACTCAGGTATGGGGCCGTAGTCGTGCTCGGTGGCAACACACGTGATATTAGCAAGCTCTCGGCATACACAAGGTTCACTTGACATGAAGAGTATCCATCCAGAATCGATACCCTAAGCCATTGATCTTCAACTGGCCCTCGCGTTCTGCATCGGTGATGCGAGGATATGGGCCGAGACAGAATGAAGCTGGTTTCGCACTCCCATCAAATATCTCCGCATACCAACCCTTGGTTAGAATCAAGCTCTGGTGACGAAGTAGTTGGGAACAACCAAACCGCTCGCACATAGCCTCGCCAGGGGGATTCGTAGGGCGGTCAGGACGAATAGGGTCGTCCCCCTCCCACTGTTTGAACAATTGACGAAGGTGGTCGCTGATCACAGTGACCGCAAGGGAGCGCTGTTTGTGAGTTAGCGTCAATGTTACTGTGGATTGAGAGCTGTTCTCGATGCTTACACCCTGCCGGGCATCGCCAACAAGAACGTGCCTTCCTCGAAACTGAACCTTGTCAGTCATTTACCCTCCAAAATGTCAATAGCCGAATCCAAAAGCATGAGAACTCCATCGTGATCTGTTTCGTCGCTGTCGTTGAACCCGTAGATGAGGTCGAGAGCAAAGTCTGCGCGGGCAAAAGCGTACCACTCGAAAGCATTCATTTTGTGTCTCTTGAGGAACTTGTCAAAGTCTTCCCCTTCAACGCCGCCGCCGAACTGAGCCGCCGACCACGACTCGTAAATGTCATCTTCTGTAATCTCGTGAGAAACCCTCGACAGAGCCTCCGTCATGATTGCGCCAAGACTGCATTGAACAAGATTCTGACCCGCTAATGTTTCAGAAACTTCACCCGCCATTCCACAACTAACAGCCAGCGCCCCCATCACGCACATCCTTATATCACCCTCTTCTTGTTCAGAGGGGTATTTCAGGCTGGAACTACCATTCTCAGAGACGAGATAGGCTTCCCTCGCCCAGCGGCCGGGATCTGAAATCGCCTTACGAGCATCCTTCAATACTCGAAGTTTTTCAGGCTTCGTCATCTTCTCCCCATTGAGAGCCTTGGTCTTGATCGCCTTCGTTGTTTTGCCGAGCCTGCGGAGGGTCTTGTTCATGTCAAATCCTTGCGTAGATTACAAAGCATGATTACTCTCGGAATTCTTCTACTTATATTGGGCCTGCTGTTCAAGGCAGCAAGCATCCTAGTCACCTTCGGTGTAGTGCTGATCATCGTAGGCCTAGTGTTGGCTGTGATGGGACGACCCTACTACTGAGAACTGTAGCCAGGGTGTAGGGGCGACGTCAAGAAAGACGTTTTACCCGAGGCCGGGACAGGCCAGTAAAGGGGAGGATGAGGGGATCATTTCTCCCTCAGAAGGTGCCTACGCCGCCGCATTTCCTCGTGCGTAGATCCTTGCCCTTGACCTTCGAGGCGACCAGCTCGAACTCAGCCCCACAGCGGGTGCAGTACCCATCGTTGAGGTTCACGATTGACGTGCGAACACGATGGCCTTGATCGCTGGCCTCTTTCACGAACTCGTTGCGGTCAATGTTCTTCTTGCGAGTCATGAACCATCTTTCTCTCAGTGGAGGTGCCGAGAATCGAACTCGGGTCTCTAGCGTTCCGCGTGCGGGCCTACACTAGATCGACGCCTGTCACCCCCCCGGCATTAGGCAATGTACGCGAGTCGTCGGACGCGGCCTTGCAAGGCCACCTTTTCCCCTGGGCCTTGATCTTCTCCTTGCTCTCCTTCATCATTCCCTTCATCGGTCAACCCCAATTGGAGAAGAAGCATGACAGTAACCGCTGAAATCGAAACGATCACCCCGAAGAAGGCATCTGCCTGGCTGTTGAACAACACGCACAACAGGAATCCGAAAGAGAAGAAGATCGAGCAGTACGCCGAGGACATCCGACGAGGTGACTGGGAGGTGAACGGCTCATCGATAGTTTTCAACGGGAAACGATTGATTGATGGGCAGAACAGACTGATGGCAGTCATCAAAGCGAACAAGCCCATCCGTTCTCTCGTCGTGAAAGGCGTTCAGGCCAAGGCTCAGGAAACGCTCGACATCGGAGCAGCAAGGTCTTTCGCCGACACCCTTCGCATGAAGGGGCACATCAACGCCACTACTCTCGCCAGCATGATCAACTTCGGCATGGCGTATGAGTCAGGCACGCTCTCTCAAGGACAAGACAGAGGGTTCGGTCATTCTCGACGCGAACAACTCCGTTGGCTTGGGGACAACGAAGGCGTTGTCGAAGCCGTCAACTTCGTCATTGGCAACTCTCTGACCCGCGTAGGAAACGGAACCGCTGCTGCTGCCCTTCAGTTCTACAGCGAAGAAGACCTTCCGGGCGAAGCGTTTGCTTTCCTTGAGCAAGTACGCAAGGGCGAGAACCTCATCGAAGGAATGCCCTCTTACGCTTTGAAGAGGTGGCTTGAGAACTCGCGCATCATAGCGAAGAAGCCGAACAGGATCGTTGTCTACGCCATGACGATCAAGGCCTTCAACGCTTTCATCGAAGGAAAACACGTCAAGAACCTCTCCTTCAAGGCGGGTGGAGCAAGCCCCGAACCCTTCCCCACGATCGTCAGAGAGTATCCCTGGTAGGTTGATCGACAGCTCTCAGGGTTACGTTGGCCTCTCGCTTCGGCGGGGGGCCTTCGTATATAAGGGGGACAAAGGTGTTCATTCTGTCTACTTTCATCCCTGTAAGAGCAACTAGATCTCACTTTATCGAAGATAAGAGAAAGAAGACCCTATGATCGCCTACCAATCCGACTGTCCCTGATCTGTCCTATGAGATGTCCCATATGAGCGACTCTCCTTACAGAAAGACCCCCCGAGGAATGCCGGGGGGCCTAGCCACCCGACCAAGGGAGACGTGTTTTGAGTATACACATAATGTGTTTGGGTATACATATTGCGCGAAGCGCAAACGGTTTCATGATCAGAAGAGAATATCCGTGCTCGACTTCTTGTAGTTGGAACTCGTAGCAACGAACGCGGGCTTCCAAGCCCAATCATCCTGAACGTACTGCGCGAACTCCACGCTTGAAAGCTCGATCTGATGTTCGACGCTCATCTCAATCATCTGGATAACCCGGTCGTACTCCGTGAGGTGTTCCCTGGGGACTGGAAGATCAGGAAAGCCTTGTGAAGGAATGTTGTCCCCTGATTCCTCTGCCTGGCCGATCTGTGTCAGCTTCAGCTCCAAAGCCTTTCTAAAGTCCTTCATGTAACCAGTCATCGCTTCGTCGAAGTCTTCTTGATGCCGATCACGGTTTCGACTTATCTTATTGAGCAACGCTTTGCTTTGTACAGTGACTTTATTCACTTCTCTCCTTCTTTCTTGTGCCCGAGGGGAACGTGCCGGTCTTGTGAGCCAGTCGCTCGTGACCGAAGTATAACGCCAGAGTGGGACGCAAGCGCTCCCCCCTCATCCTCCCCTTAGACGTCTCTCATCTTCGTAGATCCGAACCTCGAATATCTTCCTAAGTGCCGAATCGGACAATATGTTATGAACGGCGAAGTGCAGGGGTTTCTTGACTTTGCTCACCGGCCCACAGCCAAGGAGGATGCAGGCCTGAATAGAGCATAATCCAGTGTTCGCAAGCAGACCACACTCTTATTGTGACAAATGCAGGTCGTATGCATTTGCTACGGAATGCAATAAAAGGGTTTTAGAGGGGAATAGAGCTGGTGCAGAGACAGGTCAGTTGTTCTGGGCCACGCCTCCGATTTTCGAATTGTACGTATTTGCAGGGGTTTTCCACCGGGTCGATGTCGGGGGATTCTGTCACGTATTGTCCTGATCCCACCGATACTACTAGTGGCGGTCGGAATACCCCGGCCTCCCGGCCTCACTTACGCTCTCGAGGCTGCCCCGGCTTCCTTACGCTCTCCGCGCAGGTTGAAGCCCGACACTAGAAAGGCCGCTGCATGATCTACACCGTTATCGACTGCATGGGCGCTGTACAGCATATGACGCCCGATTATAACGAGGCCGTGACACACGCCCGATATATTCTCGCCGCCGTCATTCGTGACGAAGATGGTCGGTGCGTCGAATCCGGTTCACGGCCGGGCTGCGTTGACTTCCCCGACGAATGGCCGTTCAAGTTCCCGGTGGCGACAGTGAACGCGGCCATTGCTGGGTTTTTCGGATGATGGGCGAGGCTATCGTCGTACTGATCGGCCTGAGCGCACTGTTCGCAGGAATCGTCAGGCTATTCTTTCTCGCACTGGGGGGAGCATGAGGTCTCGCGTATATAT